CACCACAGTTAATACTCTTACCTGCATTCTTACCAGTAATCTTCAAGTTGTAAGAATGTGGACTGTTAATGGAAATAATTCCACCTGTTGTATTGTTGTGAGTGTTATTAATCAATGTAAGAGGTATACCACAAAGGTTGTAGCACTGTACCACAGCATTATCTGCATGTACTTTACCTGTACCAGATCCTGAAGTACCTGAATAGTTTCTACCTGCAGCATTGATTGTAATGACATTACCTGCGATACCTTCGTATGCAATGATCTCATCTCCACTACCGTCTTCGGCAGTTCCAAGTATCTTGAGGAAACCAAGGTTAGATGAACTAACAGCAGATCCACCTATTGTTGTATGGAACTGAGAAGCATCGTCAACAGTGATTGATGTTCCAACAGCAGTTAGACCAGCTCCCATATTGATAGCAGTATCCGCTACTTCAGAGATCGCTCCACTTAATTCTAAGTAGTTGAGGTTAGATTGCTGACCATGGTTACTATGGAATACTCTAATCTCATCACTACCAGAAGTTGTCTGAAGTGCATTAGACCTTAGATTCAAATATCCACCATTTGCTTCACCTAACTGTGCATTTTCTAGTACAAGTGTACTAGTTGCTGCTGTAGTTGGGAGTGTAAACTCTGCTCTATAGATCTTAAACATAAGATCTTCATATTGAGTAGGTGTCCAAGTAGATGCGTTCTGTGATTTGAATAGTACACCGATATATGGTTGTTCTGATATTTTTTCACCTGCATGTGCAGCGTCAATAGCATCTCTACCTAGTAATGAGATGAATACCTTATACTGGTTAGAGTCAGATGTGAGAACAAGTGCATGTTCCTTTCTGAATGGTAGGAATACAGGTGACTTAAATTCAAATGTAGTAGGTTTAGAAGCATCCGCAGATGTGAATACATCATCAGGATCCTTAACCACCTTAGATAGTGGTAGTATATCCTGTGTTGGAGTTCCATTCTCTACAGTTCTGATGTCCATTGATACAGGTATCTCAGCATCCTTAGTAAAGAAGAATAAGTCAACCTTAGTTAAGAACACTCCACCCTCAAGAGTTGAATCTTCAACAAGGAATGTTTGTGCTAGTGGGTCACACCATCTAGTCTCTTCCTCAGTTGATACACTTGAACTAGTCAAAGTTCTAGCATCTTTCATGTCCTCAGATGTCACCTTAGCATTTCTAACTGAGATGATTGTCTCCTGAGTTGTCTGCAATAGACCTGAAGATGTAAATTCTGCTTCACCATTAGAATCTGATACACCAACTACCTTACTATTGTCAGGTGTGTCACTTAATCTGAATAACTTAGTACCAGTCTTGAACTTCATGTTACCTTCAACACTAGGTGCATCAATAAAGAATGAACCTCTAAGATTACCTTTCTTATCAGTCACCATGTCTTTGTTGCTAACTTTTGCTATGGCACCAGATGTTTCACCAACAATGTAGTCATTAATCTTAGGTGAACCATAATAAGTTCCTTTTGCCTGATCAGCAAGTGACTTAGTATCAATATTAATGAAAGTCAAGTTTGACTTATAATCACTAATAGATGTTATATCTGTACCGTCTAATGGGTTGATTTGGAATCCTTCATTAGGAGCAGCTACCCTACCCTTGAATCTAAACTTACCATTTCCTTTCTTAACATGGATAGTTTCTCCAATTTGGAATGGAATACTGTTTGTCTTATTATCACTAGCTGGATCTTTTACTAGTCCCATGATCTTAGGTGTAACTAATTTCTTAGGAAGTGCAATACCATCAAAGAATGCGTAGAATTTAGTTCTTGGTTTTAGTTTCTGACATGTAAACTCAATATTTCTAGAACGCATAAACTGAATATGCTCTACAGAAACAACTCTACTACCTAGTGACTGCTGCTCAATAACAGGAGTAACTCTGTATCTAATACCTGTTCTTGTCTGTTTTGTAGTGGTTGTTGTAGTAGTTGTGATAGTTCTATCTCTTCTTCTCTTACCACTTCTTCTCCATGATCCGACATCAGTTTCTGTGCTTGTGCCTGTCCATGTAGTCTTCCATGAGTTCCAGTGTATAGGTGAGAAACCATTTTGGTCTGCGTTATACTCTCTAACTGTGGTTAGGAAGTTACCTTCTACAGTAGGTCCTTTGATAGGATTGAGTGATTTAGTATCAACCCAGTTATCATTCTCAGGATATAGTTCAATATCACCAGTATAGGTAAACACGTTAAATGGGTTAACGTTCTCAACAGCAGAAGCGTATGGTTGATCTATAAGAACCGTAGATGAATATGGAAGTGTGATAATCTCATTTGTTTCCTGTACATTTGCACTACTTGTACCATATGTCAATGGAACCTGAGTTGTATAGTGAGCAGGTCTCATCTGACCTTCTTCAAAGTCAGTAGATACTCTATAATCAGGATGTAAGGTGTCAGCAGTAGCAAGACTTGAGAAGTTATCTACAATGAATCCATTCTTGAATCTGCTAAGACCACTAGCATCTCTTACTTCCATACTTGCAGTCTCACCTTCAAGTAGTGATAACTGTGTATAGTATTCAAGTGTCTTAATTCTATCCTCTAAGTATTGGATGTCCCTGAATGTATATCTCTTGTAGTTTGTCTCTTCAATAGTAATATCTTTATCTACATCAAATACGTATGGTTGAATTGTCAATGTTGCTAGTAACATTGCATCATCAATATTATCAGGAGGAGCAGGTTGAGTAGATGGAGCACCCTTAACTATCTGAATGATGTTGTCTTTGTTCATAAAGACCTTATCAACTCTACCAAGATAGTATTGTATACTAAGAATAGTAGTATCTCCTATGCCAGGTAATCCAGTTAAGTTGCCAGTAAATGCTCTATTATCAAAATCAAGATACTTAGTAGCACTCAATGTCCATGGAGAAGCAACAGAACCTGCACCACCCAATTGTTCAGTAACTATTGGTCTAAAGTCAATAACATCTCTAAGATTTTCAGAATTGTAATTTGGTATCTCTTTATACTCTGAAGTTTGGTATGAATCTACTGTATAAGGATTACTACCAGAAGTAGTGAGGAAACGATCAACTATAACATATAATGGTTTTGTTGGTGCTGTATAACCTGCTCTTCTTACTATAGTTGAATAATCGTAATACTGGTCTCTTTGTCCATCATCAAGTTCAAAACTGTCAGTTACGTTAGTAGCACCGTTACTTAATGTGCCAGCAAATATCTGGAAGGTAGAATTAGGTCCTGTGACAGTTTCCCCATCAGTGAACACATCATCATCTACTGGAATGAAGTAAACTATATTACTTGTAGTTGATATAACTCTTGCTCTAGATCCTGAGGTATCACCAGTAATAACATCATCAATTCCAATTGATCCTATTAAGTTAGTATACTGGAACTGTGGAAGAACGTTATCAGGGAATGTCTCTGATGATTCATATATTGCTTTAAGTTTGAATACATCACCAGTACCTAAAGAAATACGTTCATCATCCACTCTGTACGCATTACCAGTAGTAGCAGTTGTTAAACCGTTTGGACTACCAGATACAGTTGTCTTGTCAATTTTAAGGAGTTTCATCCTCTCAGTAGTCTTTGCCTTAGCAGATCTATTAGAACTGTATACAGTTACAATAACGTCAATAGTACCAGAACCACCACCAAGTAAACCACTTAAAGCAACAGACTGTGTGTTGACTGATGGACTACCTGTAGTAAAGTTAGCTTCACTCAATATATCACCATCACCTGAACCAGATGTCACACTGACTGTAAAATCATCAAGTGAATCTGCATTCTTAATCAATAAACCTGAACCTACGTCAACTGTAGCAGATCCACTGGATACAGATACGCCTGTTACAGAAACCCTAAAGTAACCTGCAGGATTTTGAGTATTGTTATTATCAGTATTCTTTACTGCTCCATATCCAAGAGGTGTAATTAAAGCTTTCTTACTTGCTTCTTTAATCTCTGGACGAGTTCTTATAACAGGACTTGTAAGTGCACCAGTAGCAAGTGTAGTACTACCTAAACGAGTAATATTAAAGTTCTTATCATCAGTCACTGCAGTAACTGTTGCTCTATGATTAGCATCAGCATTTGAGAACTCAATAATATCTCCAACTTTTAACTGAGTGTCAAAATTAGACAATGTGGAAGTAATTGTTCCAGTAGAAGCGTTACCAGTGTAGATAGGACCTGAACCAGGTAGTGCTACCTTAACATCCAATACAGAATCAGCAGTTCCTCCACCACCACCAAAAGCATATGATTTTACATCAGCAAAACTATAAGCTTTAACTCCACCTGCAGCAATAGTACCATGAGTAGCACCACCTTCATTATTAACCTTTAATACTTCGCCTGGTAAGAATACACCATTAGTCTGATAAAGATATCCTACAGTACCAGAACCAGATCTACAGAAACCTGTAGCACCTGATGTTGCACCAAATACCTTTCTACCATTTGTCCAAGTTCCACTACCTGTAAGGGTGATCTTGGTGAATAGTTGTGTATCTGAAACATAGCACCTATAAATTGTTGACTGGTTATTAAATGCTCCAGATTCATGGTAGAAGTTTAATGCTCTTGTTAGACCTATAATCGTACCTTGAGGACTTCCTAGATTAGTTCCAGTTTCTGTATCTCTAAGTTCAATAGTCTCATATATGGTAGGTGCTTGATGTTGGTTTGTCATGAAGACATAGTTACCAAAATCAGATGTAAGAGATTCGTTTAATGCTGTATCAAAAGTTCTTGGTTTGTCAACATCCTTATATGTTGTAGATAACCTCTCTGTTCTATATCCTGAAATATATGCTGCTCCTGAAGACAACTGAACTGCAATATTTTCTTCAGTAGGAGTATTACCATCACCAGTAGTGGCATCAGATGCATATACACCGTTGTTAAATCCATCATCAAGGTTCTCTCTAGCATCAACAGCGAATTTTTTGACGTAGTAGTCACCAGATTCTTCCTTTGTTCTAGTTGCAAGGACATCATTAATGAAACCTAGAGTGCTTCTTTCTACTTTTTTCTGTACTCTACCACTGTCAGTCCTTAAAAGTTCAATAAAATCAGCAGCATTAGGTGCTGTAGGTGCTTTTTTGACTAAAGTTAGGTTAATTTTGAATCTATCAGCACCTGGTGCAGAGAAATTTGTGCTACCAATGGCATTATCATAAAGAGTTGCGTCTTCATCAGCAGTAATAATCCTTTCTTCTACCTTCAAACCAACTTTATATGATGGATCTATGCCATATTGGTCTAAAATTAGAGTTTGTTCCGCTACAGGTACGAAATAACCTCTAACATAATAGGTACCTGCACCCACACTAGCAGTTGAACCTCTACTATTAGCACCAGAATTTAATAATTGTGCAATAGGTGTGCCTGCAGCAATGGTTGTGGAGGCATAAGTTATATCTGTTTCGCAAGTAAATGTTTCACCATCTGTAAATGTAGTTGTAGTATTATCATTTGCTTTCTCTAGGTAATTAATATAGAATGTAATCTGACTCTTAGTTGATGCAGTAGCACTAACAGAGAATAATATACGAGCACGAACACCTGAAGTTGATCCTTTAATTACTAAACCATCTAGAGCACTTCTATAAAGTTCTACGTCTAAGTTAAGATAAGTGTTTTGTATAATAACACAAGCAACGTTCGTGTTCAATGTAATGCCACCAGGCACCACCATAGAACCTTCTTTATAGACACCTGTACCAAACGTGTCAATTTGATTTTGTAGTACACTCTGAAGCGTAGTAAGTTCTCTAGCCTGTACTGGGTAACCAGGCTTAAACAATACTTTTAGGAAACCCTTACTCTGATCAAAATCGTCGTAGTAAGGAGCTATGTTCAGGTTCGTATTTTGTGCCATTTAGAATTCAATTACTACTTTTAGCTCTTCGTTTTGATCCGCAGATCTTGTGATCGGAATCCTATTATCTATGTACAATATTTCACCTGAGTTTAATTCAATCTCTTCGTTGGCATAACCAGTAACGAATGAAAGACCTAACTCATATACAGATACACCAATAGTTATCTGTGACTTTGGAATACCTGAAGTACCGAATGTTGAATCTGGGGTTGCGGTATAAGCATTAGTTCCAGATGTAATCTGATTTGAACCAGAAAACGGAATAATATTACCGTTAACAACACCATCAACAGAATCTTGATAATACTTCAAGACCTTAGTTGTAGAATCATATGAGACTACAAATCCTTTTGCCCCTGTGCTTGTCTGTGTAATTGTTTCACCTGGTGCAAAATTACCACTAGGCATACCAGTACCAGACTGAGGGAAGATCATTGCTTTAACAGCAGACCTTGTGTTCTGACTACAAACAGAAGTTGTATTGTAATCAAATGGGTTTAGTACAAGACCAACCCTTCTATATGACAAATCATTAGGGAAATCAACGAATGCACTAGTGGTTTCT